TGAGATCGTGGCCCTTGAGAAAGGACATAAAGACCCAGCGAAAGCCATGGAAAACTTTAATATCATTCCACAATGTCAATTATGCAATAAGGTTGCAAAAGATAATTGGGTTTTTGATGATTACGGAAGAGTCACAAGAATTACCCCGCAGGGTCTTCTTGCCCGTCACAGTAAAATACAAAAGATAGAATTCTTAGAAGTTTTGCTAGCAGACTTGACATAGTACAAAATTTGTGTTAAATTAATATCTATAGGAGTTAGAATGGAACCACACAACAAAACAAACAAATCATGGAAAAAAATAGGTAAGATTGTGAATACTTACGACGAGGCATTGGCCGCGGCAAATGCCCTGTTTCAACAGTCTACGACTGACGATGAAATGCCGGCAGTCGAAATCAAAATCAAGAGATGTGGTCCGGGAGGATCACAATTCAAGGTTAAGATATGGCACCCGGATAATGAAAAACCAAAGAACAACAAAAAGAGGAAGAAATAATGTTATTAGAATATTATAGAGAGCGAAATTCAGCGCATCCACCGACACGCGCAAATCCAAGCGATGCCGGCCTTGATGTATATTACAATCCAGAAAGTACAACTAAGGAAATTAACATTGAGCCCGGCCAAAGTGCCATACTCCCAACCGGGCTCAAATTTGGTATACCACACGGATATATGTTAGAGGTCAAAAATCGTTCAAGCATGGCCGCAATCCGAGGGTTAGTAGTTGGGGCATGTGTGATCGACTCTGGCTATGACGGAGAGGTATTTATTAACCTTCACAATGTGGGCACGGATCAACAGGTGATCTTACCACAAGCCAAGATTGCGCAAGTAGTAATGGTACCGGTTGTGCATTTTCGAGCCTTGGAGACGAGTCATGACAACTTATATGATTGGTATCCAATTACAATTAGCGACAGAGGCGATGGCGCCCTAGGGAGTACAGGTGAATAAAACAACACAAAAAGTAATGTTTTCTAGCACCACGGGAAACTGGTCAACACCACAGGCGTTTTTTGATAGATTAAACTGGCGCTTCGGGCCCTTTGACTTGGACCCGTGCGCCACCATTCACAACACAAAGTGCACCAATTTTTTTACAGAAGCTGAAGACGGCTTAAGCAAGAGTTGGTCAGGCTTCACTCTTTTTGTTAATCCACCATATGGCCGCGGCATTGATCAGTGGATTAAAAAGGGCTATGAAGAATCCTTAAAAGAGGGAACTCGGGTTGTGATGTTAATCCCAGCTAGAACAGATACTAAATACTGGCATAAATATATTATGAAAGCTGCCGAGATTCATTTGGTCCGAGGCCGCCTCAAGTTTGGAGATAGCACCAATTCCGCGCCGTTCCCATCTGCAGTGGTGGTGTTCGATAATTCGCCGCAAGAAACCCGGGAACCTCGGCCGAAAATTTTTTCCATGGAGAAGGCGTGAACCGTAAACAGCGTAGGCAGATGGCCACGAAACAGCGTGCTAAGGGCAACGAGGACTTGGCCGATAAGATTATGCTATTCGACAAATTGCCAGATCAATGTTATATGTGTGAATCGGCATTTGATAAAGCAGACAAACAGATGGTAAGCGCTTGGAATGTGGTGGTAAAAGAGGCCCAACAGAAGGTTAGTCTATACTGTCCGACCTGTTGGACAATGGCTCAAGAAATGGTCTCGAAGGTTTTGGAAAGCATTGAAGAGGTACAAAAGATGGAGAAAAAAATTAAATGAAAGAAAGCTTAAGCTATGACGATGTACTCCTTGCTCCACAATATTCAGATATTGTCAGTCGAAGTGAGATTATAATTGGTAACAAAATAGGAGATATTTGGCTAGAAGTCCCGGTGATCGCTAGCCCCATGGACACGGTAAGCGGCGCCGCAATGGCAGAGGCAATTCATAATTGCGGCGCCATGGCGATCCTCCACCGATATAACACCCCGGCCGACCAGGCGAACTTAGTCTTAAAAGCAAAAGAAAATTCTCCCAACCTTAATGTTGGGGTTGCCGTCGGAGTATCCGAAGATTATTTAATGAGAGTTAGATTAGCCAAGCAGTTAGGTGCAAACTCCGTATGTATCGATGTCGCCCATGGCCACCACATTTTAATGGAGCGCGCCCTTAAGACTATTAAGGATGAATATGGCGACGAACTTAAAATTATTGCGGGTAACATCGCAACCGTCGAAGGGTTTAATGCCCTGTCCGACTGGGGCGCAGACGCGATCCGGGTCGGTATCGGAGGCGGATCTATATGCTCTACTAGGTTGCAAACAGGCCATGGAATTCCTACACTACAATCTGTTATAGACTGCGCGCAAAGTGATCGTAACGCTCAAATTATCGCCGATGGCGGAATAAAAAATAGCGGCGACATTGTTAAAGCCCTGGCTGCCGGAGCAGATTTTGTGATGATCGGATCGATGCTAGCTGGCACAATCGAAGCACCCGGTAGCATAATATATGGCAAAGATGGGAATAACTACAAAACCTACCGAGGAATGGCTAGCCAGGAGGCCCAGGTGGACTGGAGAGGCAAGGCCGCGTCGGTTGAGGGGATATCTACGGTGGTCCCCTCCAAAGGCCCCCTACTGGACACTATGGCCAGAATAACACTGGGCATCCGCTCTGGGTTTTCTTATACCGGCGCGAGAACGATAGGTGAGCTACATGCCAAAGCCAAGTTCATTAGACAAACAACCGCAGGCCGCAGCGAGAGCGAGACACATATATTAAGCAGGCGCGGTTCTTAATGCAAGAACCAAAGGAAAGGGTCATCTTTGAAGTAGCGGAGAAAGCTAAAGCCGATCTTAAAATTGCGCTTCACCGAGATAACCTCACTCAAACTATGTTTTTTAATGCCGTCGTTGCAGCGTATAATGAACGCGATGAGAACTTCATGGTGTGGTTCAACCCAACCAGAGGAAAAATTACCAAAAATAAAAGTAGGCAGAAGATGTTAAGCAGAGAAGAATCCGTAGCAGCAGAAAACATGAAAAAATTCGGGTTTAATAAAGACGAACTCGAAGATATTTTTGATATCATAGCAGAAGAAAGAGAGGAACAAGTATGATAAAGCAATGTGCGCAACTATGTAAAGATAAGAAAGTTTCTTGTCCGAACACCGATTGCAAAATGTGGATCGATTTCGAAGAAGATTTGAATTGTGCCAATATCTCAGTCGTCAAACACGGGAGCATGACACTACGCCAGGTAGCCGAACGCGAACACTTGTCCTTTGTTCGAATTCAACAAATAGAAAAGCGGGTACTAAAAAAATTAAAGGCCAGATTAATAAATAAATAAATATGTGCATTTAACGATTCAATGAACTATTTATTTCTGAAAACATTGCTTTCAAAATAGGAGATTTTTACCACATGAGCAAGAAAACAATCTTAAACGAGACCCAAATCCGCCGATTCATGAAATTGGCTGATATGACGCCGCTATCCGAACCATTCGTTCGAGGATCCGCATATACACTTTCTGAGCAGATGCCACCAGATCTGGAGCCTGCAGAGGAAGACGATCCGATGGCAGCAATGCCTGGAGAAGTAGAAGAGCCTATGGATCTGGGCGCCCCAGAAGAAGGCCCCGGAGCAGGAGGCGTTGATATCGAAAGTCTCGTCTCTGCAATTGCAGATGCTATTGAACAAGAGACTGGTGTTGAAGTATCCGTTGAAGGTGATGGCGGCGGCGAAGAGGCCGTCGATGACCTGGCTGGTATGGACGATATGGCCGGCCCAGAAGAAATGGGTGACATGGGCGATATGGGTAACGCAGGCGAGATGGGAGATGAATCCATGATGGAACAAAAGCTCCGGAGTTATATTAGAAAGCAAGTGGCCGGCATGTTGATGGAAAAACAAGACGAAGATGAAGAGGACGAAGATGTCCAAGAAGAGGGTCACAAGCATATGGACGGCGGGCAAGACATGCTCACCAAGGGCACCAATTCTAACCGCGATTTCGAAAAGGACGATAACCGTCAGTCTAGCGCCGGTGAGAAACACACTGGAGGCGGCAAAGCCAAGACCTCTAAGACTCACATGGGCGGAAATTCAGCCGCACTACCTCTAGAAGAGGCTGCACTCGAAAGATTAACAAGCAGAGTTGCTGCAAGATTGCTTGACAAACGCCGCTAATAGTGTTATAATATAGGTAAGGAACAAAGGCTGCATTCCACGCAGCCTTCCTTTTGTCTGAGGTGCTAGTGGAAAACACATTATGGTTTATATCCGGGTATCTCGTTTGTCGCCTAATCACCGGCCTTTTAAATTTAGTTCAAGGCTTCCGCGCGTTAAAACAAGCAGAATTTGATTGCTTGCGGATCCTCGGCAGTACAGCCGAGTCGATGGCCTTTTTACAGCAGACAAGAAAGCAAATCATCGATGATCCCGCAATGTCGAGTGAAATCAAGAATCAGTTCAAAATACAGACGAACATGGAAGAATTTGTATTCGATACCTGGAAAAAGACTTCGATTGAAAGTTTGATCCTCATGTATCCTACAGCGTATAGGAGGTCCCTTAAATTTAGCGATTGGCCCTCCGCCATGACGCACTTAACCGAGTTGTATAAAAACCCCAGTAAGAGGACTTAACAATTGCTACAAAAACATATAATATTAAATGGGAGATTTGATGAAATTATCTGAGAAACAAACAGTAGACGAAGAAGTAGAACAAGACTTGCTATCCGCCGGCACAACCATAATACAAGTAGAACAAGAATTAAGGACAGTGGGCCTTTTTGGTGATGTCGAAGAAGAGAAGATGGCTGAAATCATCGGCGGTTTTCTTTTATTAAGGGAAAGCGGTCTCACGATTGACAGTGAGGCTCCAAATAACAGTCCCATAGAATTTATTATTTCGACTTCAGGAGGCTCGGCACACGACATGTTCGCAATTTATGACGCCATGAGAATCGTTAGACAAAAATGTCCAGTTCACACTGTAGCGCTTGGGAAAGTAATGTCTGCCGGCGTCCTACTACTTGCCGGCGGGACCAAAGGCCACCGCAAGATTGGTAAGAACTGCAGAGTAATGGTCCACGGAGTCACCGGCGGCCATATTGGCTCGATTCATAACTTGGAAAATGAAATGGATGAGGTCCGGTGGTTACAAGACCGGTATATAACCGCGTTAGTGGAAGAAACCGATATGACCAAGAGCTTTTTGAAGAAATTAATTGAAAGAAAAGTAAATGTATATTTAACTGCCGAAGAGGCGGTAGAATATGGCATGGCAGACGAGGTAATTTAGTGGACAAAGCATTTTATAATCAAGCATCCGCAGCTAAACTAGGATGGGATCCTTCTTGGTTCAGCGAAAAACATAATGATGAGAACTTGGTCAAAGCAGTAAAACTATGGCAGAAGGATAACGGAATCACCGCAGATGGTCTAGTTGGCCCCATGACATACCGCCGAGCCTGGACCGAGCGGGAAGCAGGGATATCAAATTATAAACCTTCCTCGTCCATATATGATCTTACCAATGACCGTTGTGACGATCAAAAACATATCGTGCACAACGGCCAGTTTCTTAAAATCGATTGGCCAAAGGTTGTGCTCTGGGATGAGCCGAACGGCCTTAAAATTAAAAGTGGGAATTACTATGATTATTCCGGCGAAGAAGACAGAAAGCCGACAATGTTCGTCAACCACTGGGATGTGTGTTTATCATCAGAGTCCTGTGTCAAAGTGCTTAACCGCCGCGGCATCTCGGTGCATTTTTGTATCGACAACGACGGCACAATCTACCAGATTCTGGACACGCAGCACGGCGCCTGG